CATACAGTACAAGACAAGATCAACTAGCTTGTTCTGATATATATGGCCCTTGTGTCAAGTATGTTGAAACACATCAAGTTGAAAGCTACGATATAGCTAGAGCTAATCACAAAGTATATCTTGAAGATGGCTACGAAGGTAGTATCATCAGACTAGATGGTCTATACAAACACGGTAGGTCTTACGACTTAATGAAATTCAAAGACTTCAGCGATACTGAAGCAACCATCATAGGTTATGAATTAGGTAAAGGTAAAAGGACAGGCACGCTCGGAAAGTTCATTATGCTAGATGACGAAGGTGTACAGTTCGGTTGTCCACCGGGCAAAGGTTATACCTACAAGGATTTAGCTGATATGTTACTGAAAGTTAATGACTATATCGGTCAACGTGCTACCTTTACTTATTTCCAAAGAACTAAAGCTGGTTCATACAGACACCCGCTATTTAAATGTATACGTAACTATGAGTAAATTAATATGGCAATTATACAACGACAACCTAATATCAGAAGAGGTAGCAAACCTATTATTAGACAAACATTATAATAGATTAGATAATAAAAGATATAAATGAATATATTTTATTTAGATAAGGATCCAGTAAAAGCTGCAAAGCTACAATATAATAAGCATGTTGTTAAGATGATATTAGAATCAGCTCAAATGCTGTGTGCTGCTCATCATGTAATAGGTAATCCTGATGACTCGCCATATAAATTGGCTCACAAAAATCATCCGTCAACTATATGGGTTAGAGAGTCTATATATCATTATGATTGGTTATGGAATCATATGATAGCATTAGGTGATGAATACACGAGGCGTTATGGTAAAACACATTTATCAATAACTAAAATGAAAGATTATAAAATGTATTGGGCTCCGTTAAACATGCCTAGTACAGAATTTAAACAACCTCCACAGGCAATGCCAGATCAATATAAGCGTGATTGTGCTATACACGCGTACTGGTTATACTACGTGTATGACAAAAAACATATAGCGCATAACAAAGAAAAAATATATGATAGAGAATATATTAAAAATCGTTTTGGTTACTGCGACAATATACCATGCAGTGCCTGAGCAGACTGATAGTACTCCACATATTACAGCGAGTGGTAAACATATTAATATGGAAGACCCACAGTCTCACAGATGGATAGCTGTTAGTAGAGATTTAGAAGCAAAAGGTTATACTTTTGGCGTAAAAGTAAAAGTAACAGGTGCGGGCGATCTCGATGGAATATGGACCGTACAAGATAGAATGAATAAAAGATTTACATCACGTATAGATTTTTTAGTTTCTAAAAAATTAAAAGGTGGTAAATGGGAAAATGTGACAATAGAGATTAAAGATTAAATAGTAATAGGCAAATGTCATATGAAAGAAATATAAAATGGTTAAATGATAGACGTGTGTTATATGTGCAATATCCTATAACAGATGTACCTAGCATCGAAACCGATCAATATAAATACTATGAAAATGGTACGTATCAACATTATCACTTGTTTAATAGCAAGGCAAAGATAACTACATACAAATCATTAAAATGGCATATGCTTGTTTTATATTACTTAAACAGAGATGGTGTTGATTATGATTATGTTTCAATAAAAGATGATATGACAAGTGTGTTTAAGTTTATAGCAAACAAAGAAAATGGTTTTGTAACCTTCTTCATAAAACAGAAAATATTAAATGATATGATAGAAGATGTATTTAACCAAGGTGGTGATCCACCTGCAAATAAGCTACGTAAAGTAGTATTTAAACCGTACTCTGGGTTAGACTTGAGTGGAAAATTAAAAATTGTAGGTCAACTAATAGGTAGATCAAGCATAGATAAAGGCATGATATATGATACTATGCTAGACTTAAATTATTATAATAAAAAAATAACTATTAAGTCTATTGCTAGTTTACTAAACTGCTCTACAAGAACAATTCATCGCCATATGTGTGATGAACTTAAACAAGAAAAACAAAGATTAAATGAAGAAATATAATATTGCTAACTACGTTAGATGGAAAACAGACGTAGAACAAGCTATTAGTAAAATACCTGAAGTATTAGATGGAGATTATACTATATACGACAGAGATCAGATGATTGTTTGCTTTACACCTCTTGTAGAAAACTTGGCTAGAAAATTTTCAACTACCCAACAAGCATCAGGAGTAATGAGCATAATGGATTTGATTCAAGAAGGTAATGCTGGTCTTACTCAAGCTGTTGATAGATTAGATTACCAAACATTAAAAGATTCTGAAGATCAAGAAAAAACATTAAAATCATTTTTATCAAAAAGAATAAGAGGAGCAATACGTAGAGCTATTGATATAAACAGAGGTGATATAAGAATACCTGAACACAAGCTAAACGAAATACGTAGAAACTTTGGTAAAGACAGAAAGATGGTTGCAATGTTTTTTAACTCTATATTTTTAAGTATAGATGACAAACCTAAAGGGTCTGAAAATGAGGATATGGTTTATCAAATACCTGATAAATCAGAACCTTATAACATGCATTTACTTAACATATATTTAAAAGGTTTAATGAAAAAACATTTAGATTATAAAGAGTATGAAGTATTGAGATTAAGCTATGGCTTAGACTGTGACAAGCATGATGCAAAGACTATTGCAGACATTTTAAAAATACCAGGCAGCAGTGCTTATGTAAGAATTTCACAGCTAAAAAAACAAGCTGTTCAATCTCTTATTGATAAAGTAGATCACTCGCAAGTGCTTGATTATCTGTAGTTTACAATAGTGAAACAATGTAAAACAATCTATTTATGTGTAATTATATATATAGACTTAAATTAAATTAAATATGACTTTAAATGAAAAGCTGGCTCAGATCCAGACTAAGTTTAAATCGAAGAAAAGTAGATTTAACTCCTTCGGCAAATACAACTTCCGATCAGCCGAAGACATTCTCGAAGCAACAAAACCCTACTTATTAGAGTTAGGAGTATCAGTAAAAATTGATGAATCATTAATTGATAATACAATATTTCCAATTATTGAATCAACTGCTACTATCAGTGATGGTAAAACTAATATACATGCAACTTCATTAGTAGGTGTTGACCTAGATCAGAAAGGTATGCAAATGCCTCAAAAGTTTGGTGCTGCATCGAGTTATGGGAAGAAATACGCATTAGGCAATTTATTCTTAATTGATGACACAGCTGACAGTGATGCAACAAACACTCATGGTTTACCAATGAACAAAGAAGCTATAGATAAAGCTAAAAGTTTTGTTAAAGCAGGTGGTCAATTATCAGCTATCAAAAAGAAATATAATGTAACTCCTGAAATTGAGAAACAAATAACATTATAGTATGACTAAAAAAGAAATCCTAAAAAAGCTAGAAAATGACGAAGACTATTATGGAGCTTTTGGTAGGAAGTACCTTAGTAATTCAGACATAGGAACTTTGCTTACTAACCCGTTAGCGTTTGGTAAGCCTAGTAAACCTAGTTCAGCATTTCTTGTTGGTGGTTATTTTCATACTGCAATACTTGAACCAGATAAATTAAAAAAGTTCAAGATAATTGAAAGCAGTACTAGAAATACAAAACACTATAAAGAAATGTCTGGTGGTGAATTATGTCTATTACAACATGAAGTAGATGGTATAGAGTTGATGTCAGATAAAATGATGAACAACTCGGTTTGTAAAAGCTTAATACAAGGTAAAGACGTACAGTACGAAGTACCAGGTATTAAAAAGCTAAACGATTATATGTGGAAAGGTAAAGCCGATATTGTAAATCATGAAGACAAATTAGTTATTGATTTGAAGACGACAGCAGATATAAATAAATTTAAATGGTCAGCATCAAAGTATAACTACGACTCACAAGCTTATATATACAGTAAGCTATTCGGATATGAAATGGTATTTATTGTTATAGACAAAACAACTCATCAAATAGGTATATTTGATTGTTCAACAGAGTTTTACGAAAAAGGTAAAGACAAGGTTGATAGGGCAGAGAAAGCTTATGATCTGTTCTATAAATCCGAGGGTTTCGACCCAAAACAATATTTCATAAGCAAAACACTTTAATATTATAAATATGGCAAGAAAAAGAAAAGTAACAACAAAGCAATGTGCAATGACAGGAATGACTTTTCCTGTAACTGAATTTTATGCTAATTCTAATTCAACTGATGGTTTACACAACTACAGTAAGAAAGCAGATAATTTCAGAAGAAGGTTACAAGCTACAGGTGCTAATGTAGGCACTACAGAGCTTAGAACTATGTTTAATAATTTATTTCAAACAACTGTATAATATGGCAAGTATAATAGCTACAAGTATTGACCTTACGAAAATACCTAAAGATAAAATTATCGAGGGTAAAAAAGGTAAATACTTACCAATTACTATTACATTGAATGATGAGTTAGATCAGTTTGGTAATCAAGGTCCTGTATCTGTACAACAGACTAAAGAGGAAAGAGATGCTAAAACTGCTAAAACTTATTTAGGCAATGTAAAAGTTGTCTGGACCAACGGCGATAATGTAGCTGTAGCTCCAAGACAAGATCAGCAAGCTCAAGCAGCACCAGCTGTGGCAGCTGCACCAGTAGATGATTTACCATTTTAAAAGTTATAAATGCAAGTAGAAAACACAGAGATCAATGGGTTTAAGATTGACGAGTTCAATCAATACAAGCTTGATGTGGGTAAGACACAGGGGATTTGTCCTCTGTGTTCTCACACAAGGAAGCCTAAGAATAGAAAGCTTAAATGCTCAAGCTATGATTGGGAACGTGGTCTTGGTACTTGCCACAACTGTAACTCAACTTATCAACTACATACTTACGAACGTAAGGGAGCTAGCGACAGAGATTATGTACGCCCGAGTTTTTCTACACAAACTCATAAAGCCCCAAGTAGTAAAGTTGTAGAATGGTTTAAGTCAAGAGGAATATCTCAGGATACTTTAGAATATTTAAATGTTTCTGAAGGTCCTGAGTTTATGCCTCAAACTGGCAAGCAAGAGAACACAATTAAGTTTAATTACTTTATGGGTAATAAACTTATAAATATTAAATATAGAGATGGAGCTAAAAACTTTAAATTATACAAAGGTGCTGAAAAGATATTTTACAATATAAACAGTATTGTAAACCATGAAAGCTGTGTAATAGTTGAAGGCGAAATAGATGTTTTATCATTACATGAGGCAGGTGTGCCTAACGTGGTATCAGTTCCAAATGGAGCAACGTTAAATCACAATAACTTAGATTACTTAGATAATTGTATAGATTATTTTGAAGATAAAACAAAAGTTATTCTAGCTGTAGATGCTGATGAAGCCGGTATGATGCTCAGACAAGAGTTTATACGTAGGCTAGGCGCTGAGAACTGTTACTTAGTAGATTTTGTAGACTGTAAAGATGCAAACGAGTTCTTAGTAAAATACGGCAAAGAAGCGCTTGCAAGTGCTATACACAGCGCAATACAAGTTCCATTAGAAAATGTAACAACACTTAAAAACGTAGAAAATGATCTTAAAGATTTTGTTAAAAATGGTTTCAAACCTGGCTTTCAAGTTGGGCTTCATAATTTTGACGATATTTTTAGTACTTATACTGGCCAGTTTATCACTGTTACTGGCATACCATCTAGCGGAAAGTCAGATTTCGTTGATCAGATGGTAGTTGGTTATAATAAGATGTATGGTTGGAAGACTGCATTTGCTAGTCCTGAAAATCAACCTATTTATTTACATGCTCATAAGCTTATGCGTAAGACTTGGGGTGATATGCCTTCACCAGGTGATATTGGTGGTAGTCAATGGACTAATGTAGCAAATCACGTAAATGATAATTATTTCTTTATAGATATGGATAAATATAGTTTAGAAGCTGTACTTAGAAAAGGTGCCGAGCTTGTTAAACGTAAAGGTATCAAGTGTTTAGTTATAGATCCTTATAATAAGGTTAGAGATACAAATGCGGTTTCAGATGATGTGAATAGATATACTATGGACTATCTAGCTAAAATAGAGCAGTTCTGTAAAAAGTATGATGTTTTAACGTTTATAGTAGCACATCCAACTAAAATGTACAAAGGCCAAGACGGTAAAATGGAAGAACCAACCATGTATAACATTAAAGGCGGTGGCGAATGGTATGATGCAAGTTATCATGGTTTATTAGTACACAGAGATTATGAGGCTAAAACTACTAAAGTAAAAGTATTAAAAGTTAAGTTTCAAAACTTAGGTGAAAATGGAGCTGAAGCTCAGTTTACATGGGAACCTAAATCAGGCTCTTTTGTTCCACAGGTAAATGTATTAGATAAAGAAGATGGCGGCAGCTCATTACCGTGGGAATAAAAAAAATAAAGGTATGGGTTCTTATACAAGAACTCCTGAAGAAAACGAAGCTATGCTTTGGTGTAATAGAAACAATATATGTATATCACCAAGACAAGCTAAATGGGGTGAGCCATTTTGGTTTATCGATATAGCAAAAGGTGAGTATCCTAGAAAAACAATAGGTACATCTCCTGAAGCTTACGGTAGAACAGAGATATGGCAAAAAGTCTCTGAATATCAATTATATTATTATAGAAAATATGCGAACAAAATTTCAAACAGCTAACGAAGCATTTAATTGTATAATGCATGAGTTAATAACTGAGGGTATAGACTTTGATAATACTAAAGCTTTATTTAATGTAGGTTTTACAATAGAAAACCCATTAGATAATCATATTAAAAATAAGTTTAGACAATGGTCTCATGATTATGCAGAAGCTGAATGGCAATGGTATTTATCTGGTGATCCTAATATAAAGAAGTTAGGAGAACTGTATGGTAAAGTTCCACCTATATGGGAAAAGATGGCTGATAGTGATGGTAATGTAATGTCTAATTATGGTTGGCAATGGCAACGTAATAATCAAATAGATTATGTAGTTGGTAAGCTAAAAGAAAACCCAACAACAAGACACGCAGCTATCAGTATATATGACTGTAAAGAATTTGACAAATATCGTAATGATACACCATGTACTTATGCAGTTCAATTTACAATAATAAACAATATGCTTAATATGTCTGTCTATATGCGTTCTAATGACATCTGGTACGGTTTCTGTAACGATCAGTATCAGTTTTCATCTTTGCAAAAAATGATTGCAGAGAGATTAAATATAGATATTGGCTGGTATTACCACCACGCACATAATATGCACATTTATAAAGATAAAATATGATGTATTATATTTATCATATTCCTGGTAAAAAAATCGGTGTAACCTGTGATCTTAATAACCGGGTTACAGTTCAACAAGGTTATGGACCAGACGAATATGAAATACTTGACTCATCTGAAAATATAGATTATATATCACAGTTAGAGTTAATAAGACAAAAAGAATATGGCTATCGCGTTGATATGGTGCCATATAAAAACCTTAAACCAAATACTAAAATTAATATGAACATAAACGTAACTGAACAAACTACTACGTTTCCTTGTCCTGTAGATAAGCTTAAGGGTCAATTGTTTGACATGCTTGGATACAAATGGACAACAGAACACGGAGAGTTTTTAATCGATCCACATTCAATATCTTGGATAATGGACAATGTTAAAACTTCTATGTTTAATACAAATAGATGTTATATATATAATAAAGCTTTTGCGGTATGGACTGAAAATGCTGTTGGCACCGTAAGACAACCTAAAGAAGTTAAATGCTCTAAAAAACCTTTGAAGATGTTTACAAATATTAGAGACTGGGCACAAAATAGAGGTTTATATGACAAAGGTAATGCACACACACAATATGTTAAGCTACAAGAAGAGGCTGGAGAACTAGCTAAAGCTTTATTAAAAGACGATCAACCAGAAGTTATAGATGCTATCGGTGATATGGTTGTTGTATTAACTAACTTAGCACATTTAAGAGGTGTACATATAGAAACTTGTATTGCTGAAGCATATAAGGTTATAAGCAAGAGAACTGGTAAGATGATTAACGGAACATTTGTAAAAGATGAAGATTAAAACTAAAGATGAAATAGTTATGTCTGTCTTACATAAGATGGACGAACGCAGTTTAATAGGCCAAAAGAAATATGGAGCTACAATGATGCAAGAAATAAAAGGCCAAAAGAAAGATCTCAATAGATTTATTGTTGATGTACAAGAAGAATTAATGGATGCGTTGTTATATCTTGAATCAGCTAAAAGATGTCTACAAGATGAAATAGAAGAGGCAATGCTAAATAGAATTCAAGTTCACGATGAAGAAGTACTATAAAAAGAAAAAACGTGGTCCTGTTGTTAGTAAGAAAATTATGTACGATGGTATCACGTTTGCTTCAGGTCTTGAAAAATATATGTATCAAGCTTTAAAAAAAGCAAAGATCAAAGCTTTATATGAAGGTCAAACATTTGAATTAGTACCTGGTTTTGATTTTCCTTTTGAAGCTTTCGAGAGATGTAGCAACGGCAAAGGTGCTTACAAAGATAGAGGTAATAAAAAAATCTTAAACATAAAGTATACACCTGATTTTATAGGTAAAGGTTTTATAATTGAAACTAAAGGTAGAGCTAACGAATCATTTCCACTTAGGTGGAAGCTGTTTAAAAAGCTTATAACAGAAAATAGATTAGGACCATTTACTTTATATAAACCACAAAATCAAAAAGAATGCGACGAAACGGTAAGAATAATATTAAAGAACATAAAAACAAAGAAGTAGCCAGAAGAATGTATGCATTAAGACAAATAGAAAGATTTATTAAATGGACTACAGAAAAAAGAGGTTATTTGTTATGGAAAGATTTAAAAAGACAATACGAAAAATATAATTTACCATGGCAAAACTAGTTATAAAACCTTATGTTTTTAAACATAAAACAAAAAGACCTGGTGTACACTCTAAAAACGCCTCTAGATCACAGGTTAAATTTAAAAAGAAATATCGAGGCCAAGGAAGAATATGAAAAATTGGGAATTAAGTTTTGGTCTTTTTGAAGGCCTATTATTTGGATATAGAAATTATCCAGATGAAGATAATAATAAAGTAGATCATGTATTTTATTTATTTATATTTGATATTTGTTTAACACTACAATACTAAAGCATGGGATTATTTGATAATAGAATACCTTACAAACCTTTTGAGTACCCTTGGTATTATACTGAGGGTTGGTTGAAACAAGCTCAAGCGTTTTGGTTACATACAGAAATACCAATGAGTGGTGATGTAAAAGACTGGAACGAAAAGTTAACAACTGAAGAAAAAAATCTAGTAGGTAATATACTATTAGGTTTTGCACAAACAGAATGTGCAGTGTCTGATTACTGGACACAAAAAGTCGTATCATGGTTTCCTAAACACGAGATACAGCAAATGGCTATGATGTTCGGCTCACAAGAAACAATACACGCTGTAGCTTATAGTTATTTAAATGAAACACTTGGACTCGAAAACTTTGAAGCTTTTTTACACGAACCAGCTACGGCTGAGCGTTTTGATAATCTCGTTGCATATGATGGCAACGATCCCGTGGGTATCGGAAAGTCATTGGCTACTTTTTCTGCTTTCGCAGAAGGAGTTTCTTTATACTCTGCTTTTGCAGTGCTTTATAGCTTTCAGCTACGGAATTTACTTAAAGGTATTGGGCAGCAGATGAAATGGTCTGTAAGAGATGAATCATTACATAGCCGTATGGGTTGTCAATTGTTTAGACATATGTGTCAAGAAAAAGACTTTTTAAAAGAAAAATGTAAAGAACACGTATTAGACTCAGCTATAACAATGCATAATGCTGAGATGACCTACATATCTAAGTTATTTGAAATGGGTGATATTGAAGGCATAACTGAATATGATCTAAAACATTTTATTAAAAAAAGAATGAACGAAAAACTAGTTGAATTAGGTTATGATGAATTTAAAGATGAATTTAAATATGACGAAAAAGCAGCTAAAAATCTTGATTGGTTCTATCATCTTACCGGCGGGCACACTCATACTGATTTTTTCGCTATTAGGCCGACTGACTATAGTAAAGCAAATGAAGGCGAAGATTTTCAAGATATATGGTAATGAACAGAAAAAGAAGATGGAAGTATAGACTTATAAAATTTTTAAGATATACAAATCAATTAACAAGTTATCAAAAGTTTGCATCTCGTGTTGGATACATGGGGTCAGGCTTTTTGATAGCTGCACAGTGGACGATAGAACCAGTGCTATACATCACTGGCTTTTGCTGCGTAATAGTACAAGTGTCGTCTAGAAAACAATGGAACTTAGTTGCGTTAAACCTAAATGGTTTAGCTGCATGGATAACACACTTAAATAATTAATATGTGGAGTAATAGATGGAAAAAAGGCGTTGACTATCCAGAATGGGCAGACGCAGAAGTTTATAAAAAAACAATACAAGGAGGATATTTATACAATGGAGAAACACCCAAACAAGCGTACAGAAGAGTTGCTTCAACAGTTGCGCGAAGATTACAAAAACCGGAGATGGAGGAAACGTTTTTTACGTACATCTGGAAAGGTTGGCTTTGCCTTGCTAGCCCTGTACTTAGTAATACAGGGACTGAAAGGGGCTTACCTATATCTTGTTTTGGTATCGATGTTGCAGATAGTATTTTAGACATTGGTAACAAGAACTTAGAAATGATGCTACTAGCCAAACATGGTGGTGGCGTTGGTATAGGTATAAATCAGATTAGACCTGCTGGTGCTACAATAACTGGCAACGGTACTTCTGATGGTACAGTTCCGTTTTGTAAAATATATGATTCAAGTATATTAGCTACAAATCAAGGAGCTGTAAGAAGAGGTGCTGCATCGGTTAATCTAAATATAGATCATGCTGATTGGGAAGACTGGTTAGAAATTAGAGAACCTAAAGGTGATATTAATAGACAATCATTAAACCTACATCAGTGTACTATAATCGGCGATAAGTTTATGCGTAAGCTTAGAGACGGTGATAAGGTTGCAAGACGTAAATGGGGTAAATTACTACAGAAACGTAAAGCAACTGGTGAGCCTTATATAATGTTTAAGGGTAATGTAAATAAAAACAACCCATCAGCTTATAAGGATAATGCTCTGAAAGTCTTTATGACTAATATATGTTCAGAGATAGTATTACACACAGATGAAAATCATAGCTTTGTATGTTGTTTATCTAGTTTAAACATAGCTAAGTATCATGAGTGGAAAGACTCAAACTTAATATATGATAGCATATGGTTTTTAGATGGTGTATTAGAGGAGTTTATACAAAGATCTAAAAATAGAAGAGGTTTTGAAAACGCTGTAAGATCTGCTGAAAAAGGTAGAGCACTAGGTTTAGGTGTTTTAGGTTGGCATACATACTTACAACAAAAAGGATTACCTTTTGAAGGATTATTAGCACAATATGAAACAAGAAGAATATTTAGTCAAATTAAAATTGAAAGCGAAAGAGCTAGTATGGCTCTTGCAGAATTATATGGAGAACCTTTATGGTGTGTTGGAACTGGTTTTCGTAATACTCACCTCCGTGCTATTGCTCCTACTGTTAGCAATAGTAAACTTAGTGGAAATGTGTCTCCAGGTATCGAGCCGTGGGCTGCTAACATATTTACAGAACAAAGCGCGAAAGGTACTTTTATACGTAAAAACCCTACTTTAATAAAAATTTTAGAAAAATATAATTTAAATACAGATAAAATATGGGATCAAATTCTCAAAGACGGTGGTTCAGTACAAGGTGTCAAACAATTAGAGAAAATTACATTGGGCGATCACGATATACCACTCAAAGAAGTATTCAAAACTTTCAAGGAAATAAATCAACTAGAGCTTGTTAATCAAGCTGGTATAAGACAACAATATGTCGATCAAGCTGTTAGTTTAAATCTAGCTTTTCCAGCTCAAGCAGATCCTAAATGGATTAATAAAGTGCATTTAGAAGCACATAAAAAAGGTATAAAAACTTTATACTATATGAGAACCGAGTCTGTACTTAGAGGCGATATTGCTAATCAAGCTATGGACGAAAATTGTTTAAGTTGCGATGGATAAAATAACACTAGAAAAAATACTAGACCCAGTTACACCAAGCTTGTTTTTTAAAGAGTATTGGGGTAAAAAACATTTAATAATTAGAAGAAATAAATTTACAGATTTATTTAACTTTAAACACTTTACAAACTATATAAACAGGTATCCTGATATAAAACATCTACAAATATTAAATTACGATGATAAAGATACTAGATGGTGTTTAGATAAAATAAAAAATAAAAAACTAAAACAACCTTTTTATAAAAAGAAAACTATATATAAGTTGTGGAAAGAAGGTAAATCATTTGTAATACCTTTTGCTGAAAAAGAAAACAAACAACTTGTAGATATTTTATTTGAAATGGAAAAGTATTTTAAAAGAGGTCAAGTTAATGTATATTTGTCACCTAAAGCTGGTTCAAAAAGCTTTCCAGCTCACGGAGATCAAACAGAAAACTTTTTGTTTCATCAATACGGTAAAGTTAAATGGACTATATATAAAGAGTTTATACCTAATAAACCAAAAGAAATTTTAGATGAGTTTATATTAGATGCAGGCGATTTACTTTACATACCTACATATCAATATCATAAGGTAGAAACTGTAGGGCCTAGAATACTATGTAGTATACATTTTAGTAACAAAGATAATCAGTCGTTAGACAAGTTTAAAATATCTTCTACAGCTGAAAACAAAAGAGAACAATGGTACGATATGCAAGATGTTTTAGAAAAACCTAAAAGACGTGTAATTATAAACAGGAGGTTTCCACACTTATCAGGTAATTGGAAACAACCTTATTTTAAACATAATCAAAAGAAATGAAAGCAGGAAAAATATGGGGTGGAACAGAAATGATACACAAAAATGGCGTATTAGAGTTTCACAGAATAGAATTTAATAAAGGATATAAATGTTCAGAACACGAACATAAATACAAATGGAACGGATTTTTTGTTGAGTCTGGTAAGATGCTTGTAAGAGTTTGGCAAGACGATCAAGGACTTGTAGATGAAACAATATTGAAAGCTGGCGATTTTACTATGGTAAAGCCAGGTAAGTTCCATCAATTTGAAGGATTAGAAGACGGTATAGCTTTTGAGTTATACTGGGCTGAATTTAATCACGATGATATTAATAGAAGAACATCAGGAAAAATAGTAAAAAAATGAGAAAAAAACCCGCAAGCTTAAGAATATTTATAGGACACGATTCTAGACATATACCCGCAACAAAAGTGTGTAAACAGTCTATTTTAAATCATTATCCTGGAGCAACAATAACACTTTTAGATAAAGCTAAGTTAAAAGAAATAGGAGTATATGGAAGAAAAGATGTAGAAGGAGAGTCAACAGAATTTTCTTTTACAAGATTTTACGTACCTTTATTAATGAACTATAATGGTTATGGCATGTTTTGTGATAATGACTTTTTATGGAGAGTTGATCCTAGGGAAATAAGTATGTACCTAGATGGTAAACCTTTAGCTGTAGTAAAACATAAAGACTACGAAGCTGGACAGAAAAAGATGGATGGTATAGTAAATAAGTCTTATCCAAAGAAAAACTGGTCAAGCTTAATGTTATTTGATTGTGCTAAATTAAAATCAAAATTATCAAAAGAATATCTAGACAATGCAACACCTTCTCAGTTACATGAATTTAAATTTTTAAACGAAAAATCTATAGCAGAAATACCTAAAAGATATAATATGTTAGTAGGTATAGATAAATGCACCGATAATATAAGAGACACAAGGGCTTTACATTATACTATGGGTGGACCTTGGTTTGATGAATATAAAAATTGTGAATTTTCAGAAGAATGGTGGAAGATATACAACAATTTGTAAAAGATAAACGAATTATATTTGTAGGTAATTCTGTAGAAATAATGAAGCATAAACTTGCTTCTACTATAGATACCTACGATATAGTCGTTAGGTTTGGTAGAGCTTTATTAGCTACTGACAAACAAGAAGAACACATAGGTACTAGATGCGATCTATGGGTTACAGGTCAGTTTAGAGCTCCTTGTTATACAACTTCTAAACAAAAAGGACAATGGGACAAGAAGTTTAAAGATACTAAAATATTAGTTAATAGATGTAGAGGTAATTTCCATTTAAAAAATTGGAACTTTAATGATAGATTACCTAAAAACTTTCCTAAACATACTCAAATGTACACAGACAAAGAAATACTAGACATAATGAATAGGTTTGGTAAAGATTTAACTAAAAAAGATGTTTTAAGGCCTAGTGCAGGTTTTATAACTTTACTTTGGTTTATAGATAAAATAAAAACCTACAAATCAATTGATATTATAGGTTTTGATTTCTTTGCTAAAACAGTTAATACTCCTGGTTTAAAAGATAAAAAAGGTAGAATTTCTAAAACAAATCCACACAGCTGGCACTTACCAGTGTACACAATGAGCAAGTCTGCTCATGATAAAAATCTAGAACAAAATTATGTTTCCTTCTTACAAAGAAGAGGTTTGTTAAAATGGATTATGTTGAGTGATTTAAGTGAGAAAACACTTAAATATGATAATTGGATGAGAGGAGAAAAGTTAATTAAAACTGCTCCTAAGTACTCTAAAATATCAAAAATTGTGCCACAAGCTCAGCAATAATTTCAATACATAACAATAAAAAAATTGGTAGTATATATTCCCACCAATCATATTTTCCATTATTATTTAAGTCAAAAAACTTCATTTTTGCTTATTTGATAATTTTTTAATTTTTAACCACGTATATATTATAGTGGATAAAAGTAAAATTATTTTTAGCCACATTTCTAGGTTTGTAAAGCTTATCATTAATGTGATAGAATTAATTGCGTATAGTTTCATATCTGTAAAGTCCATTGTGTTTTATTTTTTACCCTTTAAAAGAACTTCACCAGACGGTCTTTTATCTGGATTATCTCTAGGTACAATTTTATTGTTGTTATTGTTGTTGTTGT